GATATTAGATAGTTCATCACTAGACAATGTAAACGAAACTTCACTCTCTGGCATTTCAATCGGATTAGAGACAGTGGTCACCACGGATGGATCAGAATACCAGTATTTACAAGATGAAGTTTTACCTTCATTGCTTATCATTACATGGTCATCCTCAAAATCCAACTCTGGACTTTCAAATAAAGATAGTGCAGCAAGAAACTCATTCAAATCATATATTGCAATGTTCTTCTCAAAAGTCTCTTCGACTTTCGATTTAGCCACAATATTTTTCATCGCAGACATCGTAACTAGATTATTGCCTGCGTCAATTTTAAGATTCTGATTGATAGACGAATAGTTTTTCAACACAGAAATTGTTGTATCACTTAGTTTCATTTTCACTCTCTTCCATTTGATTAATGTATAATGCTATAATACCATAGTGGATAACTTTTAACAAGTCTCTTTTGTTCTTTCCACCCTTTTTCCCATATCGCTGTGCATATTTCATAATATTACCGATACAAAAACCTTCACCATGTCCACCGTCTATGATGAACTCTGTAGCTTGAAACTTGTTCTTACTATAGTGTTCATCATAGGTGGAGTCGATGTACTCTTGCAACTCAGCGAGTGTATTGCCTTCGTTGTACTTGTAGTCTATGTCTTTACTTTTCAAGATTATCTCTTTCCGCTCTGGCTTTTGCAAGAGCTTCTTGTTCCCACTTTTGATTTTCAATCGTTTCAAAATATTGATTTTTTTGTTCCTCAGTTGCACCTTTTAATAGGTGCTCATCGGAAAACTCAACATTCCAATTCATTGCGATTGATAATCGCTCACCCTCTCCAGAGAATGGATACACCTCATGATGTAACCAATTTGGAAAGATAAACATTTGACCGACAGTTGGTTTGAGATAACACTGTCCATGTGGTCTAAGCATTTCAATATCCATACCGTGTCTTGGTTGCCAGACCATGCATGTCCATCCATCAATACCACCGGCAGCATTATTCAATTGTGGAGTAGTGCCATTTGGTAGGTTTCCTGTCTTCTTAATGTCTGGATATTCTTTCATAAGCTCTTCACTTTGAATAAGCTCGTTCCACTTTTCCTCAATGCAAGGTGGATTTTTCAACCACATAAAACCAGACAGTCCAGCTAGAGTTGTGGTGCCGTGAGTATGCAAAGGATTATAATCACCAGCATAAGCATGATTGGTCCAAACTTCAAAACAATTTGACCTCGCTTCTATCTCTAACATTTCTTGCAAATACCTATCGCCAACAGAATCGAACAATTTTTTCAATAACTGCCCTACATCATTCTCCATGTCAAAACCTATTTGCTTTGACTCTCCATTGTTCTTTAGTTGACCAACAAGTCTAGACCCATAGTTTTCACCGCTCTCACGCAATAAATCTGTCTCTGCAATAATCTCATCAACTACCTCTTGGTCAAATTTTGCACTACCAATAATAACTGCTGGTTTGATATGACTTTGCATAGGAATTCTATGTGCAATAGACTTTGGTTGTTCCACTGGTGGAGCAGGAGTAGGCTCTGGTTTTTGCACTGGTTTCAACTCATCACCAAAAATCGCAGTGGTTTCACCAAAGACTCTGGTATTAGGAAGCAACTTAAATGCCAACGAAATTCTTTTGGGAGTATTCTTCTTATTGAACGCAAGTCCTCTGTGTGGAATGCTGCCTGTAAAAATAACAGAAGCATTGTATTGAGGAGAGACTTGCTTGATAACGCCAGGAGTTTCCTCAAACTCTGTTTCTCCACCCCAATCCAGACTAACATCTGGATTTAGGTATACCAAAAGCGTATATCCAATATCACTATCTGGATGCCATTTACCATCACGGCCACAGTCTTGCCCGTTGAAATAAACTCGCTCCAGTGTAAAATCACTGTCCAATTTAGAATTTACATGTTTTAAAAGGTCAGAATTGAAGTATTCTAATTTTGAAACATCCCACATTTGGAAATCACTATCATCATCTGGAATAGAATCTTGAGACTCCCAAACAGGATTATGTAGATAACCGTGAATAATTTTCAAGTCACTATCGTCAAAGAAATTTTCATATATTTTAATCATAATATAATCCTAAAGGAAGAGGGGGATTTTGTCAATCCCCCTTTCCCAATTATTTTACCTCAATAAGTCGAGGCTTCTTCTCTTCTGGAACAACCCGCTCCAAATCAATACGGAGCAATCCATTTTCCAGATTTGCACCAGTGACAACAATATCGTCAGCTAGTGTAAATTTACGATCAAACTTCCGATAGGAAATCCCACGATGATATGTATGTTCATCTTCGGGTTCTGCCCTCTTGTCTGACCTAACCGATAGAGTATTCTCGGTCACTTCCACCTCGATATCGTCCTTACTAAAACCAGCAAGAGCGAGTTCAATTGTATAGTTATATTCACCCCCTTTTTGGATGTTGTATGGTGGAAACCCTGTGCTTTGTACATTGTTATGAACATACTTCTGGAGTTGATCGAAGACCCGATCATATCCAACCGCATAGGGTGTAAGTTGATTGAAGTTGTCAAATAGACCTAGTGCTTTGCTTGTAACCATTGTTTATCTCCTTTACTAAGCAAGATTGTGTTTCGTATCCCATAAGGCGATACTTGTTAAAGTGAAGTGGTTTTTTAGGAGAACCACTTCAAAAACTCCCTTCCAAGGACTTACGAATTGCCCTGTGTCTCTTATATATAATCATTTAGTAGGTATTTTCAACCCCCTCTTCATTTTTTTCTTCATTTTCTTCACTCGACAATACACCAGCATCAACTTTGGTATAGAGGTCAATGAAAGACTCTTTCGTATCTTCATCAAACCGTGCGACACACATTTCGATAGCGGTCATCTTGTCCTTGAAGATAGTGAAGGCCTTCACAATGTGGTCCAACCGGCGAGTTGAGATAATCTCATCAACACCACCATCATAGAAAGTCTTACGAATGACTTCAGCCCACGTTACGAGATTGGTGGCAAACTCTTCATCCACTTCACCGTACTTCTTCATGGAGCCAACCACAATCTTTTTCTCGACAGCGGCAGTAGGATAGGGCTGCTCGACAGTGATGGCAAACCGCTCAAGGAAGGCTTCGTTAAGGATGTTGGTTCCAATGAACCGTCCATCTTCAGAACCCTTGCCCTTGGTGTTCGCAGTAGCAATCACATTGAAACCATCTTTCGGAGTCACCCACTTGTTGACTTTCTTGAGGAACACACCCTTGCCCTCAAGAACAGGCTGGAGTGCCATCAACTTGTTAGAACCAAGGTCACACTCATCAAGAAGCAGAGTGCATCCACGCTCCATCGCCTCGATAACAGGACCAGGCACAAACTTGGTTTCACCATTTACCAAACGGAACCCACCAAGCAAGTCATCCTCATCAGTCTCAATCGTGATGTTGAGTCGGATCAACTCTTTACCAAGTTCAGCGTGTAACTGCTCGACCATCAGAGTCTTACCGTTACCAGACAAGCCGGTAATGAAGACAGGATAGAACATACCAGACTTGATAATCTTTTTCAGATTACCGTAGTTACCCCAAGGAACAAAACCTTCAAACGGAGCAGGAACAAGATTCTGTTTCTCCATATTAGAAGCAACCAAGTTCATGACCGTATCGGCGGCAGGAGCCTCAGCAGCGGCAACCGCATCAGCAACAAACGCCGGAACATCAAGTTCAGGCAACTTATGTTGATTGTAACCAACTTTAGTTCGCCACATCCATGAGGGATATGGAACCCCTGCTTTTTCAGCAGCATCACGAATTTGTTGTTTATTAATAATAGACCCATTACCGAACATCTCAGCAGCAGTCTCTACAAACAACTTTTTGCGGGGAGTTAACTTAACAGTCATAGGAACCTCTTTAGTAGTTTTCATCATCATTATCTTATTATCGCATACTGGGATATTTTTGTCAAGAATTATTTTCACTATTTTCAAAGTTTTTTATGCAACTAGTGCGACAAACTTATTGAGAAGCACTCGGCTCTGGATGCGTCCCTTGTTGGACTTGGCAAAAGCAGTCTTGAGTTTTGCCTTAGAAGCACCAGCAAGATTATCATCCAAACCATCATTCTCGACAGCAAGACCTTCACCACCCGGCAGAATGTAATACTGGTCATAACCATTAGACTCAAGCACTACAACCTTGTTTTTACGCATCTCTGCCATGGCACGGTCAACTGAATCGAAATCAACATGGGTGGAGAAACTATTCGTATCTCGTAGGATGTAATGCCAAGTGCGGCGACTAACGCTGCCCTTACGACCAGAACCAGCAAGAAAAAATCCAACCACATTCATACCCGGCACTCTACCTTTAAGAGCCTTCAGAAGAGTATTAGTAACATTTATGCGATTTCCATTAAACTCATATCGCTTGTTATTCACAGGGTCAATCAGAAGATTCTGTCCATCAAAACTTTGATAGAAATCATTACCATCATTATTGTCCTTAACACCCGACAATGCATTACTGGCACCATCGGTCAGAAAAATCGTGTTAATCTTCTGAACACCAGCCGCTTTCTTGTACTTTGGCAGAAAATCCATCAGAACAATAATCGCATCATTTAAAGGCGTTCCACCCAAAGCATAATTGGCAGGCGGGTTTAAAGGATAACCAATAGTGCGCCAGCACTCATATGTATTGCCATATCGTTTGGCAATCATCCAAAGATGGTGCATCATCTTTTCTTCTTCGGCAGCACTCATCTTGCTGGAAAAGAAGTTCAAAAGACGCATATTATCAGTGATACCCACTTCACCATAGTTAACATCAACACGATAGTCATACGAATCACGATTGTAGCAACTAGTGAAAGCAAACACCTCAAAAGGAATCTTGGTGCGGCGACAAAACATTACCAACTGAAGCAACTGTTCAATCGTGCCCTTCAGATTGTCACACATTGAGCCAGACCAATCAAGGACCATAACCATACCGTGATTAGTCGCACCCGGCAGAGTCGTTACTTTCTTGAACAGGTCATCATTGAACTTATATGTGTGAAGCGCACCCATGTCCAGAGTGCCAGTCTTAGCAGTAGCAGCACGGGCATACTGGTCAGCAGATTTCTTCATCTCAAATTCTTTGACCATATAGTTCACAGTCTTTTTTGAGTCGTTCTTGAACTCTTTTACTTCACCTAAACAGTGAGCAACCCATGTATCGTCAGAACCATTGCCATAGTGAGCACCTAACTCGGCAACAACAGTCTTGTAATCCACGATAAACTTGGAAGAATCAATCTTGGGAATACGAGCATAAACCTTTTCGACGGCATCACCATCAGCAAGAGATTTCAGCCCATCTTTCAGAGCGGTATCAGTCTTGGCTTCTGGAATACCAGCAGGAGCAGAAGAAGTGGCGTTACCACCTACCTCAGAACCATCACTGGTATCAGAACCCTCTCCGGCAGCATCGTCAGTAGAAGCACCATTGTCAGCAGAAGACTTGGTGTCATCAGCATCAGCATCAGCATCTTTTTTTACCTCACCCTTACTGGATGCGTCATCATCTCCGTCAGCGTCATTATCGCCAAACTCAGACTTATCACTAGATTCGTTATTATCAGAATCTCCATCACCATTTTCTCCTTCACCAGACTCACCATCATCGTGCTTGTCGGTTTCTGGATTTTCTTCCATATATTTATAGAGGTCTTCAGCAAGGTCAAGAACCTCATCTTCCGTTTCGAGCTTCTCGGCACGGTCAACAAAGACTTTCTCTACATCAGAGAACTCAACACCCGGCATCATCTTGAAATACAGATTGATGCGGTCAATCAAGTTGCAGGAGTTTACACCCTCATTTGCAATCCCGAAAAAGTCACGGGCAGCAAGAGCGGTATAACCCTTCTTGAACAGATTGACAGAGCCAGGATACTTACGCTTTACGAACTTCTCAATACGAGCATCCTCAAGGATGTTCACAAAAGACTGATTCAGATTACGCTCTCTAGACTTATCAATCATATCCATTGAGGTCCAGATAGCATGACCAATCTCATGGCACACCATCAACTCTTCTTCATCCTTGGAGATTACATCTTTCCAAATCGGAAGACCTAACTCACGCTTCTTGATATTGAAGTATGCCGTGTCCATCTTTTTATTGATGACATGGATATCTTCTTCAGCAAGAAGTCGAGCTATTGTGTTTTTGTTTTTCATCATATACTCATTATGGCATATAGAAAGGGTTTTGTCAACAAGAAAATTAAGCAATTCCACGATTATTTAACTTTGGAAAAATCAACCCAGCATCCTTGAATGCTTTGTCAACCTTCTTTTCATTGTCAAGAGGAATCACATCAATTCCGGCTTCTTTCAACATATTCTTTTTTATCATAAGGTTGCGAAATATCCAGTTACATGTCATCATGGGAAATATCCTCGTTTGTTTTCTCACTATAATTAATAGTACCATATAGTAGCTAGATTGTCAAACAAAAAATGGCATTCTATGTCGTTTTTTTCGATTTTAGGTCAATATGTGATATTTATGTCACACTCTTCCAACAAATTCGGTAGGCCCAGTCTCAAGTGAAAACAAATACCAAGCACAATTGTCCTTGCCTGTCATATTTCCAAACCACTTGATTCGTCCCACACTCACGATTTTTCTACAGTATGGCATGTATACACGACTCTGTTTCGTATGCATCCAATCTGAATCAAACAATAACCAAGTATCTTTTCGTAGTGTGAAAAATGCAATCATAGGATGTAGTATCTTTCTATCCCATGGCGGGTTTGTGATTATATAATCCAACTCGATAAATTCATCAAATCCTATTTTATCATACGAACTTTCATGTATTCCCTCGGCTTGTGGTTCAATGTCACTAGCCCACATGCATACACCCTTTGTCTCTAAATGTTCAATCAACGCACCATTACCAGCACAAGGTTCTGCAAACTTGAAACCCTCTGGTAAATGTGGTAAAAGGGGCTCTACTGCTTCCATCGGTGTGGGATAGAAGTCTCTAGGTTTCCGTTCAAAGTTCGAGCGCTTGCCCATCGACCATAACTTCTGCGTCAGTTTCAATCCATAATCTAGCACCACATGGTAATGGATCGTCAGGAGAATAGACAACCTTGCTATTCCCTAATATTTCAACCTCATGAGCATAAGTGTTTGTCTTATAAGTTTTCACAGTAATCACAGGATTACGCTTACCTGTCTTTTGATTGCTACGAATCACATGCGTATTTACATGAATTTTCTTTTTCATTTAAACAACCTCATTCCTAAAGTGTTTCATTATAACTTCTAGTTTATCTTCTGCATGTGACAATACATCAATCTGACTATCTATAGCTGCTGCAAGGTCTGGATGTTCACCAATACCCACTGGATTAGTGAGATAGACTTTGATATTATCTTTTGCTTTTTCAATCTCTGATTCATACTGTAGTTTTAGTGCTTTTATAAACATATTTATTACTCCTTCATGTTTGCATACATAAAATTACGACCACCTGACACAGGAAGTGTGGGGGTATCATCGTTTTTATCCTCTTCCTCTTCGTATAAGATAAGTGCAATGAGAGCGTAATTTGCCATATCAATGAGAGTGTCCTTGATACTCTCATCTTTGACTTCTAACTTTTCTTTCTTTGCAAACCCCATGATACGACTAAACTTATCTCCAATTCGCACACAACAACCCTTCCATGCTGGAATCCCTGCCTGTTCGCATGTTCTGAAATTTGCAAATACATCGTCTGTGTTTGCGTAGTCATGACGCTTTGCATCATGAACCAACTTCATATTCTCCAACAACTCATAAAATCTTTCACTCTGGTTCATCTTTCTACTCCACTATGTGACTAAAGTTCTTTACTTTCTCAAATTTAATTGTACTGCGAAACTTATCTGCAAGTGCATCTTGTTTGTGACTAATCACAAATACATTCTCACCACCCAGTGTGTTGAGTATCTTTAGGAACTCATCTGTGCCTGTGCCATCCAGTGAACTATCGAACACCTCATCAAGTATCAAGAGATTAGTGTTAGCACTGTTCTTCATCTTTGCAACGGCTCTCCATGTAAATAGTAGTGCAAGGTCAATACGCAACTTCTCACCTTCACTGAATGAAGCGTAAGTAAAATCATCTCTGTATCTTGATTTGATTGTTTCCTCAAAATTTTCATTCAGTGTGAAGTTAACATAAAACTCCATTGATGTGAGATAGGTGTTGATCAACTTATTCATTATAGGTAGATACTGTTTTATAATTTTGGTCTTAATACCCTGATCAGTCAGCATCGACTTTACTGCTTCATTATAAACTCTCGACTCACGCAACTTACTTTTCTCTTTAGTAACAGACTCAAATTCCTCTTCTAGAACTGTGACCTCTTCGTGATCTTTTTTGTCAACATGTCCAGATTGCAGTTGTTTTATTTCTGCATCTAAAGTTGCATTGAATTTTTGTAGTTGAGCCATAGAACTATTCTCTTTCGCAATCTCAACATTATTTGATTGTATGTTTTTATTGACCTCATTGATTGTTGAAACCTTCGCCTTAGTTGCATCCAACTCATCTTTAAGGTCATTCATTCCTTTAGACAACTTGTCAACTTCAATTTTCTTTTTGTTGATCATAGTGGATTTGAAAGTCTCATCAATATGTTGTTGACATGTCGGGCAGTCCTCATTCTTTTCAAAGAAACCAATCAGTCTATTATGTGCTCTATGTTTTTCTTTCAGTTGGGATTGAATGTCTTTCAGTTTGGTAAACTTCTCCTCAACCTTTGATGCATTAGATATCTTCTCATGCATACTTTCAATATCATTCTGAAGGTCAGCAATCTTTCGCTTCTTCTTAAAAATCTCCTCTTCATTACCAGCAATCAAAGTTGTTTTTTCTTCAATCAACTTTCTTCGATTATCTTGGATGTCTTTGATATACTTCTTCTTTAGCACAAGTTTCTCTTTTGTGATAGATTCCTTATACTCCAACTCTCTACATTCAGTTTCGATTGTTTTTAACTTCTGCTTGAGTATCATGTTCATCAAGGAGAAAATCTGAATATCCAAAATCTCTTCAACGACTTCACGCCGATGTCTGGACTTCAGTTGCATGAAAGGAATGAATGTAGATGAACCAAGAATGACAACCTGTGTAAAACTACGATAGTTCAGTTTTAGGATTTGTTGTTCTAGGTATTTTTGATAATCTCTCACATTGGCATCTTGGTTATACATCTTGCCGCCAATATAAATCTCAAATACATTTGGCTTGATGCCACGAACAACTTTTATATCCTTACCACTAACGGTAAACTCAACCTCTACAACACAATTAGATGCGTTGACAGAATTTAGAAGTTGTGGTTTATTGATGTTGCGAAATGGCTTACCAAACAAACCAAAACAAAGAGCGTCCAAAATAGTAGACTTACCCGCACCGTTCTCTCCAATAATGAGTGTGGTAGAACTTCTGTCTAACTGTATCTCTGTAAAATTATTACCTGTGGATAGGAAGTTTCGCCAACGTACATATTTAAAATGAATCAAAGAAAAGCCTCCAAGGTGCTTGTGTTATTTAATCTTTCTATTGCAATTTCATTATATTTTTTTGAAATATCAATCCCAATATATGATCGTTTCATATTTTTTGCAACGTAAGCTGTTGTTCCAGTTCCGCTATAAGGGTCTAAAACTATATCACCCTCGTTAGTAAAAGATTCTATACACCGTTTGACAATTTCTTCTGGAAAAGTGGCAGGATGACCATAGATATTTTTATTAGGTGTGATTTTCCAAATACTTAAATATTTTGCAAAATTTGGATTCCAAGTAAATCCCTTAGATTCCTTACCCAAAATATAGATGTCTTCATCAACTCTATAAAACCTAACAGGATTATACGCTTGCATACCACCCCTATCCCATGTTATACGTTGTCTATATTTCGCATCACTTTTCATTATCCATTTCAAAGGAGAAGTTACTTCAAAATTATAAATCCTATCCTTGTGGTTATAACATAAGGTTCCTGTTGGTTTTAAAACCCGAATCATTTCATTTATTATTTCTATCTGTTTAGCTTCATACAATTCATCAGTCTCTTTGTCCTCAAAATTGTCGTAAGTTATATTAGTTCTTTTCCAATAATCCTCACGTTTTTTCTGCACTCGCTTATTTCGCCAATTATTATAATTGGGTGAGGTAACAATCAAATCTATACAGGAAGTTGGGAATGTTCTTAATATTTCTATATTATCTCCTGTATAGATTTTATTTAATTCAAAATCATATTTCAAAGTTCTAAATCCTGTGCCTCAGTGTATAATGAACGCATCGTATTTTTCAATCGGTCCTTGCTCAGTGTAACATCCAGCTGGTCAATGTATTTCTCTAGTAGTGTCATCGTGTCTTCGGTGTTTTCCACAATATCATCAGATACATTGTCAGCATCCAACTCTGAGAAGTCTTCGATAATCTTGACCTCAAATGCGTCAGCCTGCAACAGTCTATCTGTAAACTTGTCGAACTGATACAAATCTTTCTTATTGACCACAACCAATTTCACATATTTATTTTTGTATGCCGACATATCATGATTATCGTCAAAAATGGACACTGTATCATCATAATAAATCTTAGAGTAAATAGTATAGGGATTGACAATCCGTTCTAACTCTCTCTTCTCTGTGTCAAATACATGAAACCCTTTAGGATCATTCCAATCATTCCAGTAGATTTCATATGGTGTGCCAAGATAGAATATTTGGCCGTCATCTGATTTATGGTGATAGTGACCACTCATCACCATATCAAACCTTTTGAACTCTTGCTTGTCCCAACCGTGGTCCATGACTAAACCTCTCTGCATCTCAAAACCATTTAACTCTAAATGGCCCATGCAGATTTGAGCATCAGATGTTTGCAACATCTTCATCGTGTGAGACATATTTTCAGTATTAATCCAAGGAACAAATAGAATTTTACAACCATCAAACTCAACTTCAGTTGATTTCTCATAAACGGTAATATTCTTGTGTCTACCGTCCACAAGTTCTTGTAGTGAGTTCACCTCGTTGGTATTCTTATAGAAGGTGTCGTGGTTTCCAACAAGCATGTGAAAGTTTATATCTTCAAACTTATCGATAAACCTCTCACGGAAATCTTTCGCAATACGATAGGACACATATTTCCTTCTATCCATAACATCGCCAAGATGAACAACATTGGTTATGTTATGTTCTTTTAGATATGGGAAAAACTGATTTTCGTAAAACTGGAAAAAATATTCGTTAAAGTTTTGATTGTCATTCCTAGCGCCGAAGTGAGTGTCGGTGATTAGAGCTACTTTCAATCTTTTTTCTCCATGAAGACTTCTAGTCCTTTTTTCTTACCAGAGTCTTCTTTTTTCTTGGGTTTATAAACATCTTCCTCTGGCAAGAATGCAGCTAAGTCTATACCCTCAACATGATAAGTATTATTATCACCTTCCATAGTTGTAAAGGAAGTATAGGCTTCCCTCTCAATCATTTTATTCTTCACATGACTTTGCTTTTTCTCTTTTGCAATTCTTCTTAGAAATGCATAGTAGATTATCTGAGTGAAGTATGCAAAGGGGTTTTTTGATTTTTCTGGATTAAAATTTTTCACATATTGTAGACAATTCTCAATGCCGTCTGAAATCATTTCATCTCTATAAGTGTAATTTATGAAGTTTGGTCTATACGATAAATGAGTTGCAATTTTTAGGAAACACTCACCAATATAGTTTGTAACGGGAGGAGACTGCTTTCCATCATCCTCTGCGATAGCGCACTTTTCTCTCCACTCAATCATTGCCTGTAGAAAAACTTTGTTGTCTACATAATGAATACTTTTTTTCTTTGCCATTTAAATCTCCAATCACATAACATATAATAAACAAATATACACACAATGTCAATACCCATTTATTTTTCATTGGAGTATTGACAAGCAGTGAAAAACCGTGTACTTTAAGTATGTGCCTGGGTCAATGAATAAGTTTAGAACCTGTTTCGGCTTCCTCTAATAGTTCATCGTACATATCTTCATCGTCTGGGTCATCGTCATCTGGAGATAGAATATCCCCATCTCCCCAGCTTGCATCTATTTTTCTAATCACATGCTCATAGTATCTAGCTAATCCAGTTGATGCATCAGCGATTAGTATGCAATGACTTTTATTAACCTCAAAATATCTCTGATCGGAAAAATGTTGCAACCACGGCTTGAGATTTAAGATTTCATTAATCTGTCCATTTGAGCTTAATTTAGGAATTACATCCATTTTTAGTGGATTCGACACTTCATAATTGTCTACGGTTTCACCACTTATCTCACAGATAATCATTTCATTGTTGGCAAACTTTAGAATCTTGTAATTTTCTAGATTCATTTTAATTTTATCCTATCTATTTTATAATCAAATTTTTGTTCACTATAGATATTTATGCGTTCTTTAAAATGTCTTAGGGTGAAATTGAGTTTAGAATCGATGGAGAGATCGTCGGAGATGTCAAAGACTTTGAGACTTCGGCTTTTGTCTCCAAGTCGCAAACCACGCCCAAGGGACTGTAACACTCTAATTTTGCTTTTGCTGGGACTGGCGAACACGATGTTACTAATGTTCCTAATGTTAATACCAGTGCTAAAAGTGCCATAACTGGCCACGATGATTGCTCCATCTTCTTTCTCCACTATCTCTCTAATCTGCTCTCTGGTGTCTGTATTAACACCACCATAGACAAAAAATACTTTCCTGTCCTTGTATTTATCTTTTATAAGTTTATAAAGCGGTTCCCCGTGCTTTTCTACAAACTGAAATAAACAGAGGGTATTACCAGTGCAATGGCCCACAAGATTGCTGAGAAATATATTCCTTTCAGCCTTAGTGACGATGTATTCCAATTCTGCTCCATAGTCGAACTCCTTTACTATTTGTCTATCCTCATCGGGATATTTTAAAACTATACAGTTAATCTTTAAATTTGATAGCGTTTTATTATCAATCAATTCTTTTGTTGTGACAACATATTTTGCTTTACCAAACAATCCCTCTAATACTAATCTATTCGTTTGAGTTCCGTCCAATGTCCCTGTCAACCCAAAACGATATTTGCAAGTGTCAAGTTTTGTCATAACACCTGTCAAAGACTTTGCTTTGAACAGATGAGCCTCATCCCCAAACACTGCTCCAAACTGTCTAAAGTACGGTCTGGGCATTCTGTGAATGGATTGCCAAGTTGATATTACTACATCTTTTTCAACTTTTCTATCATGTCCTTGATATATTTTTTGACAGTATGTTCCAGAACTCCAACCATAATCCTCAAAGTCTTTGTACATCTGTTCGACAAGCGAAGTGGTTGGAACTAAAATTAAAGTCTTCAATCCCATCATGTGATAGTAGCGAACAAGACAATATATTATTAATGACTTGCCCGAAGCAGTAGGAGAAATGAGCAAAGAACGATCTGTGGCAATAGCATGGGTAATGGCATCAATTTGGTAATCTCGTATTTTAAGTCTTCGCTTATTGAGAGTGGGTCTGAGCCCTCGTACAAAGCCTTGCACCACACTTCTGGCCACTGTTCTTTCACTTCTGAGTCCGTCTTCCAATTCATAATCTTCACCATTATTTTTAAAGTACTCTTCTATATAGGGGAGTAGTCCTCTGTATATCTCACCTGTGACAATATTGTATAATCGAATCTTACCATCCCAAGTTTTATTCCTATATGCAGGCATATACTTGAAGCCTGGAACTTCAAAGGTAAAGAAATCATTCACCTCCGCTGCAAGTGATGGTTCAATATCTATTATTTTTATGTAGACCTCATTCTTTTTAGATATACGCATTTTGTAATGTGTGAGGCTCACCGTAATGACCTCTTACCAATATGTTCCATGCAATACTTATTCGTTCATTCGGAGTAGAAGGAACCCAATGCATCAACCATGATGGGAAAATAAATGATGTGTCAACAACAGAGTTAAACTGTATCATTCCAGAGTTGTCCCAGTTTGGTGTATTTCTTGGTTTTAAAATATTTGCCGCTGGTCTGGGATCAAAAAACTGTATTGGAGAGCCCCCCTTCAAATAGTATACACCAGACAATGTATTATTAGAGTGTGTATGAGGTGGATGGGTTTGTCCCTCTTCTAATATATTACTCCACATGTTAGTAATTTCAATTTTATCGAACTCGTATCCACCATCTTCAAGTATTTTTTCTGTTACTACTTTAATATTATCAGAG